AACCGGCTAATGCTCCAGCTAAAAGTAACGGAGCCAAAACAATTACAGGAGCACAGGCTAAAGCCATTCGGACAGAACTCAAAAATATGGCTGAAGCTACAGGGAGTCCTGCTGCAACAATTGGAAAATGGTTCATCGATAAAATGGGTGTTGATAAACCTGAAAGTATTCCAGCTGATCGATTGAAGGAAGCTCATAAGATTATCGCAGATGCGAAGAAAGCAAGAGGTATTGAGTAATGGGATATACGGAACTGGGGCGCAAACGTCCGATTGAATTACAGATTGATTATTATGATAAGATCCTAGTCTATCAGCATCAAGGTGAGATTTGGGGTGTATGTTATAAGCACGGAGAAATTGATTGTGTTTACAACTACACTAAGAACGATTTCTTTTGGCTTGAAATTTCAGATATGTCCTTAAAAGAAATTGTTACTAAAATTATCAAGCCTTTGAAGAGAAATAACCCTGGATTATACTCATTTCATGAGAGTACGTTCAGTAGAATTTTGGAGGTAATAAAATAATGATTAACAATGCTGTACTTGTAGGGCGCATGACCCGTGATGCTGAACTCCGCTATACACCGCAAAATGTAGCAGTTGCGACTTTTACTCTTGCAGTAAACCGTACATTCAAGAGTCAAAATGGCGAACGCGAGGCTGACTTTATCAACTGCGTTATGTGGCGCCAACAAGCCGAAAATCTTGCAAACTGGGCTAAAAAAGGCTCACTTATCGGGGTGACAGGCCGTATTCAGACTCGTAGTTACGATAACCAGCAAGGACAACGTGTCTACGTGACAGAAGTCGTGGCTGAGAATTTCCAAATGTTGGAAAGTCGTAATCAACAAAGTTCGAATGATACATTTGGGAATGACAACCCGATGGATATTCAAGGCGACGATTTACCATTCTAAGGAGTTACTAAATGGGAATGAAAGAACATGCCTTGGCTTATCAAAAAAAAGGATTTTCGGTTATTCCTATTAGTCCTTCAAATAAGCAACCGATGATCAAATTTGCTGATAAACCAGCTATGACTGCGCAAGAAATTGAGGATTTTTGGAGTCAGTATCCGGATAGCAACATTGCTGTCCGGACTGACAAATTCTTCGTAATCGATATTGACTTACACGGTAAGCATAACGGATACGAGAGCTTGGCAAATTGGGAGCATCTGAATTTGATAACTCCAACGCTGCAGGCAAGAACTGCAAGTGGTGGAAAACATATCTTTTACTTTAAGCATCCAGACGTGACCATGACTCAAATGATAGGCTTTCTACCTGGCGTCGACATCAAGGCGCATCCAAATAACTATGTTTTAGTTGCTCCATCTAAGACCCCAAAAGGAGAATATGCCTGGGACTTAGAAAAATCTAAAGAGGGTGGCACTATGGTCACTGCTAGTCGATCTCTTGTTATGGCCATTAAGAAGGAATACAACAAAAAGAACTCTGGTAGCGATCTGGATAATATCTACTATCAAATCAGCAAAGGTGCTGGCAAACGAAACAGAACAACCGAATTATTTGAAATGGTTGTCCTAGGCTTCGGCGATGAAGGCAGCAGAAATGATACACTTGCAAAATTTGTAGGCGGACTCTTGAGCAGGTCAGTAGAACCGAACTGTATACTGCAACTAGCAGAAACAGCCAATAACAATTCAGTAGAACCTCTTAGTCACAAAGAATTAAGTAGGACTGTTGAATCCATGATCAAGAAACACATGAGGGGGGGGTGGCCATAATAGGTGATGTTACGAATATTCAAATCAAGCAATTTTCGCGCAGAAAGAAAAAAATCTTAAACGAAGAAGGTGAACAGATTGAGATTGAATCGATTGTGGCTGACAGTCCCAGAAATGTTCTTCTTGCAATGAAGAGCGATAACAAGCTCAACGACTTTCTCCGGCACAATGAGTTTACTGGAGAACATGAAATTGTGGAGGATGTCAAACTGGATGCTATCCAGTTGAGAAAGGGGCAGCTACCTTCTGCCTTCGAATCCTATTTGAGCGTTTACTTAGAAAATCACTTCAAGACAGTTTTCAAGGCTGGAGCATTAAGGGATGGTATCGAAGCGTTCTTTGCAGAAAAAACCTACAATCCGGTTAAAGAATATATGGAAAATGCTTATGAGTCATGGGATCATAAAGAACGACTTGCCCAGGTATTTCAAACTTGGTTAGGTGCCGAGGACAGTATTTTCGTTCAAAAAATAACCGTCATGTTCTTTGTTGGGGCAGTCTCCAAGGTTTTTAATCCATGGGTTAAATTTGACTACACACTGGATCTTGTCGGTGGCCAAGGTGCTGGTAAGACCACTTTCTTGCAAAAGATAGCTGTTGATTGGTACACGGATTCGGCTAAAGATTTTATGGACAAGGACAACTATGAGATTATGCTGAAATCACTGATTGTCAACGACGATGAGATGGTTGCTTCCAGGAAGACCACTTTTGATGAGTTAAAAGCTTTCGTGACTAAAACAGAACTTTCTTTCCGTAGGTCGTACGGTCGCAGGGCCGAAAAATTCCCTAAAAACTTTGTGATCGCAAGGACCAGCAATAAAATCGAGTACCTGGGAGACAAGACTGGTGAACGGCGCTTTCTGCCCATACTGGTGGATGCAGGTCAGCAGTTTGTAAAACCTTTTGATATGACAGAGAATGATGTACTCCAACTTTGGGGCGAAGCAGTGGCTATATACAAAAAAGGATTTATCCTTACCTTTGATGATGAGTTCGAAAATGAGCTTGCGGTCTATAAGGAGCGATTCACTTATAAAGATGAGGCAGAATCGCAAGTATATGACTATCTTGAAATGCTGGTTCCAGAAGAATGGGAAGATTTCTCAGTCACTCAGCAGCATCAATATACCTGGTGCTACTTCAATGATGGTAGCTATCGCAATGAGTCCGGCCTGATATATGAAGGTGTGAAGCTTCAATCAAGCGTATCTGCTAAACAGATTCTAAAAAATGTATTCGATATTGATAGCGCGAGAGGTGAAAAGATTGCTAGGAAAATCAAGTTGATTATGGACAATAATCAGGATTGGGAATACAAAATAAAGAAGGTTAAAGGGAAGACATTACGTGCATATTTTAGAAAAAATATACAAACAGAAGTGATGTAACCTTAGTGAAAATGATGTAGTCTTTTAGGCAAAAAACGGTCAAAAATCGTGTTTCGGTTACATCAGGTTACATCATTGATGTAACCGCAGGAAATGTCAGTTATATCAACGGTTTGAGTGCTGTTTTTGATAGAATTTTAAAAAAAGTGATGTAACCCTCCTAAAGCCTTGATAATACTGATGTTTTAGGGTGTCTATTAGTAAGGTTACATCATTTATATAAAATATTTAATAAGTAAAAATAGCAAGTGCTATAAACGTTGATATAACAGCATTCTTGTTTTTTATAAAATATGTTTTGCGAAAAGTGATGTAACCTGTAACCGTGTGGAAAATATTCACAAAATAAGCATACTTTTTAATAAATAAAGGAGAAGAAATGTCATACACAGTAACACTATATTTTGACAACATGGTTGATGAAACTCACTTTTTTAAGAAAGTGGGTGATGCTGTTAAATGCAAGGCTCAGCTAGAAAGCAAGTATCGAGGGAATCGAATGTATAAAGTTAAGATGGAGGTGGTGGAATAAATGAATAAACAGGAACTGATTAAACGTATCGAGGTTTTGCCTTATACAGAGGGGCCTATCGCAGATACAATCACAATTAATAGAAATTGGATATTGAAATCAATTGAACAACTAGACGAACCAGAAATGGGTCACGCAGACGAAGCACCTCGCTATGTCAAAAACATATTGGCAAGATTACGAGAATTGCCATTGCATAATCGTGAAGTTTGGCTAAATGCTATCATGGGTGAATTTGAGAAAGATTTCAGTCATTCAAAATGGCGTGAAGGGTACGAGCAAGGAAAATTTGAGGGGAAATATATACCTGAAAAAGTCAAAGTTCCGCAGTTTGTGGCGAATTGGATTGCAAACGTAAAAAGAAATGGTTTTAAATTCAGAAATTCTTCAAGGTTCTATGAAGAAATAGTATCAAGTGATGATGTGTATCGTGTTATGTATTACATTTTAAAAGAAAGCATTGCAGGGGAAGCTATAAGAATTTGGGTTAATGCGAATAGAGACGCTTTCGCTCGAGCATGGCTTGACGGCTACGAGGTCGAGAAAGAGAAGCGGTATAAGGTTGTAATGCTTAATATTGCTTCGAGCGGAGGTGTTTTGACACGCATCAAACATGACGACAGCTGGATTTGGATTGATACACTCGGGACCATCGTCGAAGGGCGAACTCACACCCGAAAAGAGTTAGAAAATGCTGGCTTTGGTTGGGTATTCGATTGTCCCGGACTTGAAGTTGAGGAGGTGGAAGAATGAAACCAGAACAAATCGACAATGTAAACAAACCAAGCCACTACCAAGGTCGGTTTGGAATGGAGTCCATCGATGCTTTAAGAAACTTCATGACAGACGAACAGTTGAAAGGCTTTTATCTTGGGAATGCCTTAAAGTATTTACTACGTCACCAAAAGAAAAACGGTCTTGAAGACCTGAAGAAAGCACGCAAGAACCTTGATTGGTTGATTGAGGAAATGGAGAACAAAAATGAGACCTAAAAAATATCCATACACAGGGAGCAAAATAAAGAAAGTGACTACAACAGGAATAGGAGCTCAAGAGCTTGTAGCTTTCCCTAACGTAGCTTTTAGAAAAAGCTTGCTCAAGCACATCTTCTCAGTTGTCAAACAACATGACAACGCTACAATCATTTACTTCAGAATTCCAAAAGTATTCGGATACGAGGAGGAAAGAGCAAAAGTATATCTAAGCTACGAAAAGACGATGATGATACTCAATAGCTACTAAAATAAAAAAAGCCAAGGCACTCTCTGCCTCGACAACGTTTTCAATAATATTATTATATCAT